GCCAACAACATCATGGCCAAGAAACCAACAAAGAAGAATGCCAGAAATCGTGGATCTAACAGACCACGAGGGGCCCCAGTGGCCCAAGCGACCAACATCCACGTTGGGTCGCGCGACCCCCCCATTGTTGTTCGAGGTACGGGCCGATTTGCCCACTCGACCCATGCAGCGAACAGCCTCAGTGACGGTGACGTGTTATTCGATTCCATCATCAATCCATCGAGCTTTCCGCGCATGTCGCGTATTGCGTCGGCTTACCAACGCTATCGTTTCACGCGCCTCGCATTTACCATCCAACCCATGTGCCCGGCTACAACGGGTGCTGGGTATGTTGCGGGATTTCTCAAAGATCCTACGGACGAGGACACCTCGTTCGATGCCATCCAGGGAAGCCAGGGTGCCGTCATTGGAAAGTGGTGGGAGCACAAGAGAATTGAAGTGAGACCACCAACTGATCTCTTGTGGACCAGCCTCGGTGAGAATCCGAGACTGTTCTCGCCTGGCAAATTCGTCATGACAGCAGTCGGCACCAACACCGACGCCGTCAATGTGTCTGTTCTGTGTGAGTGGGAGGCCGTTCTATCAGTGCCCTCCCTCGAGGACTACAGTGAGAAGCCCGTCACTGAGTACTTTTCCACCAAGGACCTCCTTAACTCATCATACGTCCACAACTCCAACTCCATCCTCCAAACTAATGTGTTTGACGGTGATGTTATTCCTACTGGCACTATTCTCAGAATCCCGTTCCCCATCGACGTTGACTACTCTCTCGGCGCCGGTGATGTCGCTTCGGCCAGATATTGTTACTTTCTGGCCGGTAGCCACAATCTGACTTGGGGCTTGTACTCCGGAGGCTCATTTTCCGGTGGCTCCAACTACTACTCAGATGGGCAGCCCACCCAGTGCGTGTTGCCTAAGGGAACCAGGTTCGAGGTCATCCCAAACTAACTGGGTCGCTGGCAGGCGCTCTGTTCCGCCTTGCTAGTGACCAATACGAAGGCCTCATTGCTGCTCTGACGCCCATCACGACGCAGCTACAAACACTGAGAGCAGATGTTGACCAGTTACAGGAGGACTTACACGACAAAGCAGACAAAACTGGCGAAATCAATATTGAAGGGGAAGTTGACGGAGTCCCTGCGGAAATTTCAGGACTCTACGAGATCGTAGTCATCCCCTAAAGAGTTGTACCGCCGTTGTCCCCGACAGGAGCAATCCACCGACACCCATTCTCTGGGTAACAGAGACGCTGATCGCCACCAAT